TTGACTTTAAAGATTTAAAGATGTATACTACAAGGAAAGGGATAGTATATAGCAGTGAGATGGTAGATAGGCTATGGAAAAAAGGATTCAATGTTGTTGGAAAAGTAGAGTTTGAAAGCGCCGCATATGTGGCGAGATATATAACAAAAAAAATAAACGGAGAGATGGCGGAAGCACATTATAAAGATAAGATACCGGAATACATAACGATGAGTAGGCGACCCGGTATCGCAGCAAAATGGATAGAGAAATATTTCGACGATGTATACCCGAGTGATTCTGTAATCATGAGGGGTAAGGAAATGAAGCCGCCGAAATATTATGATTCAAAGTATGAAATAGAGAATCCGGTAGGCTACAAAATAATGAAAGTAAAGCGGGAGGTGGCGGCGGCCCAAAGGGCTGCGGATAATACGGATGAAAGATTGAGAACGAAAGAACGTGCCGCTACCTTAAACATGAGACAAATAAAAAGGAGTTACGAAGATGATTAAACCCGTTTTTACTCTGTTCGATGAAAAAGCAAAGTATCATAAGCAGCCGTTTATATTCCAGTCAAAGGGCGAAGCCATAAGGGCTTTCAGCGATATTGCAAATGATAATAAAACTGAAGTTGGAAAGCATCCGGCGGATTTCCATCTCTATCATATTGCGGATTTTGATGAAGAAACTGCGACGTATAAGGCGGTAGAACCCATATCGCATTTAGGGTCCGGCCTTGATTTTATAAAGCCGGCATAAAAGGAGCGAATCCATGAAAAGTGTAATGAATCATCAGTTTGGGCAGACACCTAACGTCGCAATTCAGCGGTCAGCATTCAATAGGTCACATGGGCATAAAACCACGTTCGATGCGGATTATTTGATTCCGATATACGTGGATGAAGCATTGCCCGGGGATACTTTCAATCTCAAAATGACCGCTTTTGCTCGTCTGTCTACTCAAATAAAGCCGGTGATGGATAATCTTTACATGGATTCGTTTTTCTTCGCTGTACCGATAAGGCTTATATGGGAGAACTGGGAAAAGTTCTGCGGCGCTCAGGATGACCCGGGTGATAGCACTGTCTATACTGTGCCGGTAATGGAAGCACCGGCGGTGACTGGACATCTGATTGATAGTCTTTCTGATCATTTCGGGATTCCGACTGGAATAGCAGAATTGGAACATAATAGTCTACATCACAGGGCTTACGTGAAAATTTGGTGCGATTGGTTCAGGGATGAAAATCTTCAGGATAGTTCGCCGTATATTCACGCAGGATGGAATGGTGATGGTCCGGATGACCCGGCGGATTATCCGCTGTTAAAAAGAGGAAAAAGGCACGATTATTTTACGTCGTGTCTGCCTTGGCCTCAAAAAGCAACATCAGTAAAGATACCGATGGCTGATACACCGATAATTGGTGATGGAACGGCAATATATGTGCATGGAACTACGCAAGCTGACAAAACACTGGGATTTGCGAATGGTTCTACGAATGTCCAGTTCAGTGCGGTTGCCGGAAATACCGAAGATGTATATTTCGGGAAAACGGTAGGGAGTACGAATACTGGTTTGACGTTGGATGGCGATTCTACAATAGCTGCGACGATAAATGAATTACGTCAGGCGGTACAAATTCAGAGGTTGTATGAAAAAGACGCTCGTGGTGGAACGAGATATATTGAAGTAATCAAAAGTCATTTCGGTGTTACCTCGCCTGATTTCAGAATGCAGAGAAGTGAATACCTCGGTGGTGGTTCTAACCCTATACACATCAATCCCATAGCGCAAACTTCTGTAACTACTGCGACTACACCGCAAGGAAATCTTGCCGGTATGGGTACGTGTTCTTTCAGCAATGGATTTATTAAATCCTTTACTGAGCATTGCGTATTGATTGGTATGGTGTCTGTAAGAGCGGACCTGACGTATCAGGACGGCTTGGACCGGATGATGAGCCGTCAAACGAGATGGGACTATTACTGGCCCACTCTCGCAAACATAGGCGAACAGGCTGTGCTGACGAAAGAAATAACGTGCGGCGGTGCTGCCGGTGGATGGGACGATGATGTGTTCGGATATCAGGAGCGCTATGCTGAATACCGGTACAAACCCAGTAAGATAACCGGGTTATTCAGGTCCTCAGCGGCCGGTAGCATAGATATCTGGCATTGTGCTTATGACTGGCAAGGTCAGCAGGCTTTCTTTCAGGCAAGTTTCATAGAAAGCGATACGCACGATAGTTTACAGAGAATCAAGGCGGTAAACACTGAGCCTGATTTCATATTCGATAGTTACTTCGATTTGAATTGTGTGCGGCCTATGCCGGTGTACTCAGTACCTGGGCTTATGGACCATTTCTAAAAGAGGTGTAAAATGTGGCCTGTGATTGCTTCACTACTGCCCACGATAATTCCGGCTGTTACAAATCTGCTTGGAGGTAAATATGCGGCGGATACTGCCGCGAAGTCTCAATCAGACACAAACGTGATGAACATGGAGGAAGCAGAAAGAAATAGGACTTTTCAACAAAGTCAGTTTGAAAGCACACAGAAATATAATACAGCGGAAGCGATAAGCGCAAGAAACTTTGCTTCAGCTGAAGCAGACAAAAATAGACAGTTCGAAGAAAAAATGTCAAATTCAGCATATCAAAGAGCAAGAGAGGATATGCGAAAGGCCGGATTTAATCCTATGCTTGCGTATCAGCAAGGAGGAGCATCAACACCGGCCGGAAATGCGCCTTCCGGGCCTTCAGCTTCAGGTAGTAATACATCAGGGGCGCAAGGCAGAGCAGAAGCAGCAAATATGGCGGCTTCTTTGCTCGGTGATACGGTAAAAAATACGGTATCAAGTGCGATGGAAGGAAGAAGAAATCAAGAAGAAGTACAAAGGTTAAAAGCTCAGGTAGAATCTGAAAAAGCAAACAAAGAAAAGATAAAAGCAGAAACTGCTTATGCCGCAAATCTGGCGAATAGTGAACAAATAAGGTCAAGATTGTTAGAAAGTGGAATGGCGGCAGCAAGAGAACAGCAAAGGTATGATGAATTAAAATATAAGGCTCGTAGTAATAAATTGTATTTTTACACGAGAGAAGCGCTTGATACATTAGGGTCGGCAGCCGGTACGGCAATGAACTCAGCGATTGGATATAAGGCAATGAAGTGGAATCCAAAGTTACAGCCTTTATCGTCACCTGAGTAAATGGAGGAAAATATGACTGATAAAAAAGTAAGGAAATTAACACCAAAGATGGTACATCCTAAAACACCGGTTGGACCCGGGGCAAAGCAATCATTCAAAGAGGAATGCGATATAAATCATCTGATGAAAAAGTACGAAAATGAGGGCCGTCTGCCCGAGATGAGAAAAGAAAATCCCGTATATGGGGATTTTACAAATGTGCAGAGTTATCACGACGCACAAAATATAGTAATAAAAGCGAACCAGCAATTCAAGGCGCTCGACGCAAATATACGTAAGCGGTTCGCAAATAGTCCTGCCAAACTATTGGAGTTTGTGGCGGACGTAAATAATAAGGCAGAAGCGATAGCGCTCGGGATAATCCCCGAGGAAAAACCGGCGGAGCCGGAAAACAAAACGGTTCTTGAACCGGAAAAAAAGTAATAATAAAAGGACAAAAAAATGGATATAACAAAAATAGTACAATACACAAAATTAATAATTAAAATATGTACAGTAATTCCGATAATAATCAAAGGTATTGAAAAAATAATAAATGAACTAAGGGAGGACCTAAAAGGTCTATAATATCAAAGCCAAGGCCGGAAGGCCGCGGCAGCGCCCCCTCAGGGGGAAGGGGGGGCAGACCACGACATACTTGATGTAAGTGGTCGGACTGACACCGGATAGGTGTTCAGGCCAAGAGGAACGAAAAGTGGATAAAAAATGGTATCAGAACAAAGAATGGGCACGAAAGCATAATGAATGGCTGAAGGATATAGCAGCCAAAAGGAGTGAAATATGGCTCTCAGGAGAAAGATTTCAAGAGGTCGTTCTCGGCGTCAATTCAAAAGGTCAGCCGGTACTCATAAGAAAAACGTCGCAAACCGCTATTCAATGAGGGGCGGTATAAGGCTATAAATCATGAGCTGTTTCCATCCGATACAGGGTTATAGGGGAAAACATGTAACGAAAAACGGTAAATTTCCCATAGTATTTAACCCGAGGGATGGATATAAGGATTTGCCGGTAAAAGTACCTTGCGGTAGATGTATAGGATGTAGATTAGAGCGGTCAAAACAATGGGCAATTCGTATAATGAACGAAGCAAGTCAGCACGAGAGGAATTGTTTTTTGACATTGACATACAACAACGAAAATTTACCGCAAGCCGGGTCCCTCGTCTTGCGAGATTTTCAAAATTTCATGAAACTGCTGCGGAAAGAAGTCTGGCCCGAAAAGATAAGATTCTTTCACT